GTGGGCTGCATATACGTGATGCTGTCTCCCTCCAAACAGCAGATATGATCATTCAACGTAAGCGCCGTTACACTCTTCCATCCGAAAGAGGTCAGCACCTCTGTCTCCTCATCGAAGCAGAGTTTATCTCCAATCTGCATGGGCTCTATTGTTTTTACGTGTACATGCACCTCATCTCCAGATTTGTGCACGGACACAACTTCACCTGGGTGCTCACTATCCCATTTGACAGACTTATCAGAGTGCTGCGACGTGATGCTCTTACGTAGCGCCGCTAGCCCTGTCCTGTCCTTCACCTCGTAGGGAGAAGACGCCAGGATGAGAGGATCGCCAGGCTTTACGATGCTACCTACCGTGGCAACACCATCTTTGTCCAAGCCCTCTAGCTGAGCCTTGGTAAAGATACCTACATGCTTGATGCCAAATTCTCTGGGCGATCGGATCATCTTTTCATCCAACGCCAAAGATTGTTTGTGTAGGTGCACCGAAGAGAGCTTCTTTGCGGCGCTCTCGCTAATCACAAGCCCGTCTTCGAAGTTATACCCCTTGTAGGGCATGTATGCGATACGCAGATTGGTGCCTATAGCTAGCTTGCCATCCTTGCTGTAATTCGTATCCGCTAGCAAACCACCAGATTTTACCTTGTCCCCTACCTTGACCACAGGAGTGGCGTGCATGACACTCTTCGTGTCATTCAGGGGGAAGTTGTTGTACGTGTGCACTGTGTGCACCTTACCGGATGCATCCTTTACCTGGATATGCGTAGGGTGAATGGCCACCACCTCCCCATCAACAGGAGAATGGTGTGCGGCCTGCTTTCCCATCAAGCCCTCAAAGGTATCTACACCATCCTGCTTACTAGGTGTAGCGACCTGGACTAGTGGGGCTTCTCTATGTAGCAGCGAAATAGACTGCTCCATGTGACGAGAAGCCATACCCGCCCTACCACCAGAGTCATTCTGGATAAAGGGGATCATGTTGGACGTTAGATTGAATAGCTGACTTGGGTGACGCATCACGTAGTCAGCCTCCTTCATTGTCCCTTCCATGATCTTGTTGTCTACACCCACCATCTTGACGGTTTCACGTACCGGAGTTGGCTTACCGTTCTTGAACTCCACTTGGTCTGGAAGTACAACCTTGCTCGTCAAGAAGGTCTTGGAAGAGATGTGCTCGGTAGCGCCGGTCTTTAGGTTAAAGACAGGTATGGTAACGGTGTTACCTTCCTTCTTAGCACCAAGAGGCAGACGTAGCGTTACGCCCGTCTTGCTGTTCCCGGACCAGTGTCCGATGGAGTCACCCAGACGTACATAGACAAGACCCCCTGGCACTTCAGCGCAATACACCATCCCACGGTACTTCTTTCGTGAGTACGCTGGTACGCCCCTTTTCTGTACGGCGCGCTCAGGAGATTGATATAGACGTACCTCAAAAACGTCCTTGTACCGTTCCTCGCGCTTATCCTCAAAACGATGCACACGAGCAGCGTGTCCTAGTGATAGTATCAAGCGCTCAACACCTGCTGCAAGACGGGGACTTGTCGTCGTGTATACCTCGTTCTTCCAGATCTTACCTTCACGCGCTTGGGAAGTACGGCCATCCCCCAACATAAGGCCCTCAAGCAGCAACTTACGAGCGGGCAAAGGCCATGAAAAAGCCTCTTCTGGAATGAACTTATCGTAAGATCCGCCGAACTGAATCAGGTAGGAAGCAAGCTGCTTCACATTCAGGCTCCAGCACAGTCTATGGTTTTCGCGCTCCACTTTCGAACACGCGAAAGGCAGACGATGTAGAAGCTGCTCGATACGAGCGCAGTTATTCTTGCCTTTCGGTAGGTCACTTTGAAAGAGCTTTACTTGGTAGCGGCTAGTGTTCTCGTCGTAGCCCACATAGCCCTCAGACAAGAACCATCCCAAGAACTCTGCCCAATCATTGATAGCGATCGGACCAACATTTTTGGTATTGTGCTGAATACCAACGTGCGGCAACGAAAACGTAGTGATGGCCTCATCCCCAAGATATGGTGCGTGCCCGATCTGGAATACGCGCATCTTGCCGTGTATTTTATCTGCGCGTGTGATGCGGTATCCCGCCCCTTCGATAGGGCGTGACCACACACGATGGTTCGGTGTGATCGCATATCGGAGGGTCTTATTCGCGCGCTTGTTGGTTACATCCGTATCCAGGACACAAAGGTCTCCTGAGAATGGGGCTGCAACTAGAGCCAAGGGCTCATGAAATTCCAGACGCCCATCAACAAGGCAGGCCAATCTTGTGTTTTTGGTTACATCGGGCCAAAAGACCCAGCCCTCAGAGGTCAACACCTCAGTACCAGGTACGAAGCAACCTTCGGGGGTATTGATTGGGTCTAGAAACCCAAGATGCGAAGGATTGATCATCTTCGCTTCATCGGTGATGCTGCGCTCACTCTTGATACCGCCTGGGCCCATGATGGTGGTCTGCATCGCAGTGGACACCATATCCAATGGGTTTATCTGCTTGGCCGTATTCGAGATAGACGACTTGACGAAGACAAAGTTCACAGGGGCAGTGAACATATCGGGCCTAACTACTTCCCTGACCGTTCCGGCCCGAGAAGAGTTGAGCTGCCGCTGCACCTTGAGAGCTATTTCTCTGCCGGACCTCTCAAACTGCTCTTTGAGATAGTCACCGGCTGAACGAAGGCTCTTGAAGGTAAGGGAGTCGCGATCATCTTCAGGATGACCACTCTGCACCTTGAGTAGCTTGGAGCTAGCCAAATGCAAAGCATCTCCTGTGACATGCGCAAAGGGCTTACCCAATGTAATCTCTGTTACATCGGGAGTAAGCTGCGACTGCTTCATGTGGTCCATGAAGTACTTGTGCGCAGTCTCCGTATTTGGGGCGGCTTGCCCTGTAGAAGTCTTGTAGAACTGCTCCAGTGCCGTTGCAGTTCTAGGCGCATTCTTGTTGGCCAGAAGTACATCCTTGCCCCATGACCTCTCAAGGTCATCGTCAGATACGCCTAGCGCCTTCATCAACGGATAGGCTGGGATGTGCGCCTTCTTGTACTCCATTGAGAAGGTCTTCTTGGCCGGGTCGAACAACAAGTCAAACGCCGACTTACCCGTCACATTGAAGCGCGCCTCTAGGTCACCGTTGTTACGACGACGAGCGTACACACCTGGCTTCAATTGCCACTGGTTGTCAATCTGGTACTCCTGACCCCCCACGATGTAGGAGTACCTGGAGGTCATGCCAGGTATGTCAGCGAGCTTCACCTTCTTGGTATCGACGACCTTACCAGAAGCATTCTCGACGAGTTCCAACTCGCCATGAAGAGGCGCTGCCCAGGTCTTGCCCCCGATCTTCGCCTCATGCTGCTCGGTTACGTTATCTGCATTTAGCTGGTCTGAAACTGAAATCCCCTTCAACACAAGCGTATGAGTGCGCCCTTTGATGGGGAAGATTTTCTTGACCCCATCAATTGCACTCTGCTGGATGTGCTTCGTAGCTTCCGCTGGGTCTAGGTAGGCCATATCCGTCCTATAACTTACCGCATTTATCTACTCACCAGCAAGAATAGCCTACCGGTGCGGAACAAGAACCTGGGAAGCAATCTTGCCTCCCAGGAGAATGTACTATGCAAGGCACTACAGTGGGTAAGCTCTTCGAAATTCTGATCTTGAAGATGCTAGGAGGTGGCAAATGATCATGGGAATCGGGGCGCTAACGGTGATTCTCTTCATCTACGGCCTCCTCTGGGGACTTCGTGACCAAAAATGATCGTTCACCCATTTCGCGAAAAGGAAAAACTGGTGACCATAGCTGGCCGATTGTTGGTGGAGGACTTCGGCCTCGTTGGTCGCCATATTCGTGATACCGACATCTCGGAAAGGGTGTGGACGATACAAGGGATTTACACCCCCATCTGGGGTAGGCATGTAACAGGTGTGCGTGCCAAAGTCCGTGACCAAAAAGGGTTCATCTCGTTCATCAATCAGCGTGACCTTGAAGTCCTGCTGGGAGAAGGCAAGCCAGAGTCGCTGTGCCCGTGGCTAGGTGAAGAATACGTCTCCCCTTATGACGACCGACACTGGGTTGGCTTTGCCATGGATGAGGAGGAGATGGACGACGACCTCTACGATCGAGAGCAGATGATGCGCTTCGATTGGCTAGAGGTATGTGGTGGCGCCCAAATGCCGCTGCCTGCAAATAACACCCCAGCGCTGGAAATAGAACGGGAGATATACCTAGGGCCGCGCCTAGATCGTGTGGAACGGTTGTACTTGTACCGAGACTACGATCCAGAGACAGGAGAGGCACCAGACACAAAAATATCAACGGTGAGAAGGCGATGGACGAGGATCGATATCACAGCTTCCAACTGGGCCATGGAGCCCTACCGGTAAGAACACCCGTACGGTCATCGTTCAAAATAACCTGCAGGTGGTGTAACAACCCTCTCGATTTTGATGAGGATATCGTGTTGCTCAAGCTAGTGAAACCAAAACTGCAGGGAGGAGTGTTCGTATATAACAACGCCGTAGATGAAGATGGGGATATGGAAATCGAAGCACTTCTGATGCACGCAGAGTGCTTCGATATCCTCTGGTTCAATCTGAGAGAAACAGCCAGGGATTGTCCCCCACGAGAAGAAGTTACAGCGGCGCTGACGTGTGATGCCTGTGAGTCCTCCATTCGCATGGGGGAAAAGATGATCGGCATCTACACAGGGCACCTACAAGTGTCTCGCCTAGGAGATGTGACATACAGGGCTTCTGCAGATGAGGAGGGCAACGAAGACCCTCCTATGACCATGTGTCTCTCATGTGCCCTCATAGCGAGTGAGGTGGACAGCATAGACGGTTGGAATGTGCTCTCTCAAAACGGTGAGTGCGATACCTGCACGAAAGCGCGCTGCTGGCGAGCTGGTCGCTGCGTGTGCGAGTGCCATTTGGAGGAATGATGTCTACTCTGGCGAATATCGTAGCAACGGGGCTCATGGTCCCCATAGCAAATCCGCAGGTTCCCCTAGATAGCCCTGCACAGCGCTGGGGTCTTCCCATGTGCTTCACAGGAGAACCCGGTGTAGGCAAGAGCGAACGGTTGATGGCGATCGTTCGCCAGATGGGCCTGAATGCACACCTACTCGCCATACCGACAAAGAGCGTAGAAGACTTGCAGGGATACAAAGTGCAAGACGGGAAAGGGGGCCTACGGCGCATGTCAGACGACAAAGCGCTGGTAGAAATCGCCGACCTAGGAAGCACAGTCATCTTCCTGGATGAGATAAATACGAGCAGGGAATCCATGCGCGCCGCCCTGCTTGACGTGCTTCTGAACCGAAAACTGGGTGGGTTTACTTTCCCAGGCACCGTGCGCTTCATAAGCGCGAAGAATCCAGAATCGTCGTCAACAGGAGGTACAGAATTCCCAGCCTCCTTGGCAAATAGATTCTGCCACGTCACATGGAGCCCCCCCGCTATAGACGAGTTCATCGACTTCCTGCAGCTGGGAGAAACCAAGGACAATGCAGATCTGTCCTCGGTGAAGCGTGAAGAGGAGTATCTCCAGCTCATCCATACGAACTGGCCCTCTAAATGGTCTACCGTTCTGGGGCTAGCAACGGGATTCTTCAAATCGCGTGGAGCAGAGCTGCTGCACAAAATACCCACACCAGACCATCCGTCATTCTCTGGGGCATGGCCCAGCAACCGCGTTTGGTACTGGGCCATGAGAGCGGACGCTACAGCACGATGCATCGATGCTAGCGCGGAGGTGAGGGTGGGGCTCGTGCATGGCTGCGTAGGAGCGGGCGCAGTAGGCGAGTGGCTAGCTTACGAGAAAGACGCAGATCTCCCCTCCCCAGAAGAAGTGCTGCGCAGCGGCTATGAGCCCTCCAACAGGTCGGATAGGAACCATGCCGTGTACACCGCAGTGACCAACTACATCCTGAATACCACGGGAGCCGCCCTCAGAGAAAAGATGGCGGAAGCAGCGTGGAGAATTTTCAAGCGAGGTTGTGATAAGGGGTGCGCAGACCTGTTGTACAAACCGGCAGCGTCTCTTACGAGAGCGCATCTGGGTGCGACATGCAAGAATAAGGACGTGCAAGAGGCTGCGGTGCTCGTCATGAACAAGTTGGGTGGCTTCCACGAACACATCATGAAGGTGAGATGATGGCCGAGCGCCTTGAAGATAAGATGGTGCGAGCACGCCTCCACTTTCTGTCCAAGGCGCCATACCTGTTCAACGCACTGCTGGCACTGATCCCCTACCCAACGGAGTCAGTGCCAACGTGCGCTGTAACAAAGCGTATGGTGCTTTTCTACAACCCAAAGTATTTTATGTCCCTAACGCCAGAGCAAATAGCCGCAAGGCTATGGCACGAAGTTGGGCACATACAACGCTGCACGCATGAACGCTTGCCAGGAGTCGATGGGGAGACAGTCAACATATGTGCCGACCTAGCCATAAATAGCAACGGTGTGGCTGAGGGCTGGGATATAAGCGATGGCCTACTTCCCTCTAACTACGGCTTGCCGGATGGCCTTACTACGGAGGAGTATTACGCCAAGTTGCCAAAAGCTAAGGGCGTACCGAGGAAATCTCAAACCAAGGGTAACGATAGTTCCCCAGGTGGGCAGAGAGCGTTGGGGAAAGGCGGACAGACAACCTTCGATGGGGCATGTGGGTCAGCTGCAGGAAACCCTATTGAAGGAGAAGAGAAAGCGGAGGAAGCGGTCAACGCACGCTCCCTAGCTGAGGTAGAAGTCGTGAAGATCGCGGTGGCTCACGATATTCTAAAGGCAGCTGCGAGTAGTCCAGGGTCTGTCCCTGGACATTGGGTAGAGTGGGCCAAGAAGCAAGGCCAGAAGGCTACCGTACGCTGGGATATCGCGCTGAGAAAGATTATCTCGCACAGCTGTTCGATAGGTCGAAATCAGGGAGGTGCCGATACAACGTATGAGGACACCAACTGGAAAGACCTGGTAGAAGAACCAGGGGTAATGCGCCCTGTAGAGAGGGACCGCCAAATAGTTCCTTTGGTCGTCCTAGATACCAGCGGCTCCATGCGTAAGGAGCGGCTATCCAAAGGGCTCATAGAAACAGAATCCTGTTTGAAAGCCCTAGGCATAAGCACCTGCTTGTTCATGCAGGTAGATTACGTTGTGCAGAAGATCGAGACGATACACACACGCGATCTATCCCGTATGAAGATACTGGGAAGGGGTGGCACATCCTTCTACCCTGCATTTCAGCAAATGGAGAGGATGCGCAAAAAGCCCGATGTCCTCATCTACTTCACCGATGGGGAAGGCGCCGCCCCAGAGCATCCACCCAGAGGTGTGACAACCATCTGGGTGTTGATCGGTACAAACGTCGAGAAGATGCCATGGGGGCACAGCATCAAAGTGCCTCCATTGCAGGCTGAGGATAAGTAACCGCCTGTTTGCCTTCTAGGCGCACGCTGGTCAGGCAGGGGTCTCCCATCAACGGGAACTCCTGCCTGATCTTTTTTAGCCCCTTCACCCATCATACCCAAGAACTGGATGACTAGATCGGCTAGTTCTGGGCTAGACATACGAAGGTTCTGCAGCGCTGACTCGCGCATGTCTGGTGCCATAGCGGCCATCTGTTTGGCCATGCTGGCTGCCAAAGAGGGTAGATCCATCCCCATTTGATCTGGGGCTAGCCTGTTCTGCATCCCAAGCCCGCTTTGAATCATCTGGGTGAACTGCTCGTTCGTTGAGGGTGCTCCCATGGGTGGCATGGCCGGGGCTCCTACTGGTGGAGGAGCTGCTTGCTGTGTCGGGGCAGCTTCAGGCGTGCCTTGAGCTAGAGCAGCTGGTGGAGCAGCCTCCCCTTGCGTAGGAGCCCCACCGGGAGCAGGCGTACCAGCTGCTAGTGATGGGTCAGGACCACCGGGAGCACCAGGAGCAGCTTGCTGTTGCGCCTCTGCCATGGCCTTCTGCGCCTTCATCTGGAACTTCGACATAACTAGCTGAGACTCCCCCTGTATCTCAGCCATAGCGAGCTGCTGCTTCTTGGTTGCCACCAAGCGGCGAGAGGTCTCTCGGATCATCAGGTCGTTTTCGTCTTCTTGCGAGAGATCGAAAAGTCCGAGGGTTGTGGTGTCAGAGACCTTATTTGCTTGGTTGAGCTGCAGGAGTAGGGCCTTCTGCTGAACATCGTCCGCCATCTTAAATGGCTTGAACCTGCTGTTTACCAAGGGCCACTGCATATACGTTGATATCTCCTGCACAATAAAGCGCAGAAGATGCTTGTGTCGAAGTATGTACCCTAGGAAGCTGTTTTCGACCATGCGCAGAGACACGTTTGTACCCGCGTAGGAAAGGCCACCCATCAAGAACTCTCTAGGCACACCCATGCCCATGATGAGTCCTTCTCCCGCAGCTTGTAGCTCGGCAGTTAGCAGCAGCGCCTTGCCATCACCACCTATTGTTTGCGTTCCAATAGGCAGCGGGAGAATAGGGATATAGTTGGGGTCATATCGCCATCTAGCTATCTCCGAGGCGATGTGCTCCTTCCAATCCACCAGAGGTATCGAAGAGAACGGATCGCTGCTGCCTGAAGCTGCTTGCGGGAACAGCACACGAAGGGGGATAACATGCTCGATAAGGATCGACTCTTGCGCCTTCTTCATCAGCTGCATGTAGAAAGCGTCTTTGAGCACAGCTAGGAGAAGAGGTATACCCCAACCTCTATCTTGCGTTGCCAGCGTAGGACGACGCATGTGGTAGAGCTTATCCGGGGAGAAGACTACGCTCTTCTGCTCCTTGAGAGCACGGATAAATATGTCTGGGATTTTCGAAACTACTTCTTTCCTACCCACCACCACATCGTTACGAATAGCGGCGGGGATATTGTAGTAGTAGACGTAGTCACCCGTAAGCTCGTTGTACGTGACATCAATATCCTCTGGATTCCATCGGATGAGGCGTATGTCACGTTCGCTACGAATAGGTACGTCTGTACTAAGGGCATTTCCGATATTGCCACACTGAGGGCAATTCATTCGGAAGGCATAGTTCGTGAACGTCCACCTATTCTGGATAGCTGTTGCCGCCGCAGTGTACCCACAGGAAACACACCTAAGCTGCTTCTGGAATGGGTAGTAGACGCTGACAAAAGCGTTCCCGTAGACAAAGAAGTCTAGCCCTACTTCTACTTGGAACGACCTGTAGCGCAGCTGGTCTTGTAGAAAGTCGCTCCAGCGTCGTACAACCTCTTCCTGATCGTGCTCAATGATCAAGTCTGTTATCGGGTACTCCGACAGCTTGAACACCGTGGCGTTTATCAGAGGATTCGTCAGGAAGTAGTAACGGCACCACCTGAACATCTGCTTCACGGTTGTGGGCAGATACGTGTGCGCTACATCAAAAAAGGGGGATGGGTAGGTAAGCCCTGGGTAGGCGCCGCCTTGAATACGGCCACGAGTCTGGGCAAACCTAAATGCGCCAGCGGGCCCTAGACCCAGTGACGTACCTCCGATTAGAGTCATTGCGGGTAATCTCCCTGTGACGCAGGAATAGGCTGCCCTGTGAATCTATCCACCAAACGGCCAACGGCCTTACCCGCTCTGCCGGCGCCTTCGCCAACTAGCATCTGGCCTACGATAGGTATAGCCCCACCGGCAACGTTGCCTACTACCTGGCCTACTTGCTCTCCAACGCGCTCTGCTTTCCCTCTGCCCTCTTCATCCGGCCCAGCATCTGAACGTATGGCAGAAGCCAAACCTACAGCTGGAAGACCAATCTGTAGTGCCTTCTCTACAGGACCAGTCCCCTTTATCTGCGCATTCCATCCGGCAGATAGCGTGGGTAGTAGCCCGTGCTGCCGTATCGATTTGAAAGTACCTGGGATGCTGGTAAGGCCCATTTGCTCTGCGCGGGACATAGCCTCATAGCTGTCGTGGGCCTTGGTAAGCTCTTTCTGTACCTCGGGCATGTGTGCTTGGATTTGCTCCAAGGTCTTACCGGCATGGATATGCTTGGCAGGAATAGCTTTGCCTGCCTGGAGCAACCCCATTCCTTCATGAGCCTCGTGCATGGCTTTTTGCGCAGCAGTAAGTCGCTCTGCGGCGTCGTACGCGCCATCGCGCATCGCACGTATTCCACCTTCAGGGGTCCACCCCGTAAGACCATGTACTTGACGCTGCCCGAAGCGCGCAATTGATTCCGTGGTACTGGGGGAAACAGCGTGGGTTATCCCCGCAGCCCCAGCCCCCAGTAGTCCACCGGATACGGCGCCCCCCAGAGCTTTACCCATCGCGTCCCCTGTTGAACGCCCTTCCTCTTTCGCCTTCATGTAGTTACGAACGCCACCTATCCCAGCACCGATAGTGCCAAGAGTAGCTGCTGACGTAGCAAGTGGACTCAGGGCCACTTTCAACATCTCGCGCTCGAACGCGTCAAGCACCTTGGGGTCACGTAGCATTTTGCACCAGCGGAAGTTGATGCCGCAACTGATCCATGTGCTCCTGAAGATTCTCGTAGCAGATGAGCAGTCGTCGAAGTTGCTCGTCTACCATGGTCATCTCAGTGGGCGGTTTACCTGACTTCTTCACATCGGGCCATCTTCTCGTCACCTCATCACAATCGATATCGATGCCTGAAGTATCTACCTTCACGAAGTCTAGGGGAGGCTGCGTGCAGAGTACGCCATCATGCCTATGCACAACAGACAAGTACGTCTTTACCTCATCCGACCACGCCATATCCCTGGTGCGCTTCATGATATCCACAGCAACCAGGCACTGGGACACACTGGGCACTTGCATGTTGTCGAAGTCGGGAAATAGCCCGTTCAACGGCATCGCACATAGCAGGAATACTTCCCATTGCTTCCAGGGAGCATCAGATAGGTGAAGAGTCTTCATCGCCATCAATTTAGAAAAATTGAGGTGACTCAGCCCTTTCAAATCGACAGCAACTGCGTGCTGTACTGTTTCTGGTTCCCAGGTCAACCACTCTGCCCCATAGCGAAGCAGCATGGCGAGGTCTAGGACGACAGGATGGGCTTCTGGATGCATGTAAAGATTCTTCAGTGTTACGTTCGAAGAAGGTGCTGGCGCAGCGATATCGTGCCCCTGACTGCTAGAGTCTATGGTCTCCAGCACTGATGTAGGATCTGCATTAGTCGCAGTGCTGCCTACTAGCTCAGGCTTTTCTTTGAGCTGCATAACCACCTTCTGCAGCTCTTCTTCGAACGTAATTCTGGTCATATGGTGCCTTCGGCTTCAACCTTCTCAGCCAACCTACCTAGCATCTTACGCTGCTCTGTAGGTAGTGATTGGTAGATACCAACAGGATCTTCCATGAATTCCACAGACATGTCTTCACCAAACATCTTGGCAACCCACTGTCTGCCGACCTTAGCCAGCGCCTTGAGTCGTTCCTCTGTGACCACCGTATTGTCGATGACCTCACTGAACGATGCTACCTTCTCCCCAAACACCGACTGATAGGGATCTGGTAGGGAGCGCGCGTAGAGCTTGTCTAGTCCCGCCTTCTTATCAAAGGCCGAGATGGCTTGCGCCAGATAGTCCCCAGGAAGGGTAGAAGCGATGGACGCTATCTTGGACAGAACGGCTTTATCGGTAGCACTACCCGTCAAGCCCTTGCGCATGTCCAGTATCATCTCAAGGTGCTCAGCAGATGCCTTTTTGGTAGACCCGTATACCTGGGCAATATCAGATACCGGGATATTTAGAGCGGTAGCTCTTTTGACCATATTCAAGGCGTACTCCCGTCGATCGTCCAGAGGCATGTCTTTGTGCCACTGGTCGAAATAGGCAGACGCCATCTTTACTTGGTCGTAGCTATCCAGAGGATATCTATCTCGCAGCGCATAGTGCTGCGCTCTCTTTACCGGCTCTGGCTCCTTGAGACGCTCCCTCTTAGATACATCTACGTGGGGGTGCAGTACACGAAGCTGTGGAGACTGCGCGGGCGCCTTGTCTGTAACTTCCGTATTTACAGGAAGGGCACCGTCATTTGCCTTCTTCACCGCAGTGAAAGAGGGGGCTGTTGGTTTCTTCGAAAGGGGCATCAAGTGCGTGCCCGTCACCTCAGCGAATTTTATCATGGCGCTCTTCCCTCACATGTGGAACTGCTGAATCGTACCGGGAGCACTACGGGCAACCTGCTTCAGATTGCCTGCCATCTCTTTACCGGCTCCATAAATACTGAGCCCGGCCATAGCAGTGCCAAGCGCCCCCAGCGGGTTGTTGACAACTTTGCTTCCTATGCTCTTGGCGGCCCCCAAAAGAGCGCCCCCAATACCGGCCAGCTTGTACAGATGCCTATTCTCAGGCAGCCCATACCAAGAGCACGCCGTAGCCAAATTAGCAGCGGCGACCTTGATAGCTTCCTCTGGGAGCTTGTGATGCGTACGCAGGAAATACTCAACGCTCAGAATCGTATTTCCAGGATCGATGCAAGCGAATTTTCGAAGAGCTGCCTCATCTTGGTGGATCACCAGGGAAAACACGTCAGATGGATATCTGAACCTCTCTTCTGGGGATAGAAGATGTGCCTGCTTGACAACGCTCGGAATGGTACTCGGAGTAGGGTAAATACTCCTAAGAACGTCTCCATTAACGTCGTCGTAAACGTCCAAAACGAGCCCGCTTAGAGATCTCATCGTTGCCTCTTTATAGCACTGCAAGGGTAGCTAGATAAGAGGCATAAGTAAACCGGAGCTAGTGGGTAGCTTCCTAGAAAAGGAGTCAGATGACCAACCTACCGTGCTACGGAACCATGTGGGATTCCAAGGCAGTTGAATGCAGCGGGGGACATGATCCAGCATATGTTAGCCCCTCTGGTTCTAACGTACGTCCGAAGTGCGATCTATTTGACTCGTGCAAGAATCGAACGGCTATGCGTGCATCCTCCGCGCCCAAGCCCCAAGTAATTCCCGCGACAAATCTGTACAACAGGCCCGCACCAAGCCCGCCTACCCCAGCCCCAGCGCCACAACCAGTGTGGTCCAGTCAACGCTTTCAACCCGCCGCCCCGCCTGCAGCGCAACCGCAGCATACAGGACGAGCACCCCTGCCACCTCCCCAACAACCTCCCGCCCCCGCGTACGTGCATCCCCCACAACCACAGATGTACTACGCATCCGCGCAGCATACGTATACACCACCACCGCTTCCCCCACCGCAAGCATACCCTCAGATGTACCCCCAGGTACATCCGCAGATGATGCAACCAGACATGTCCGCCATGTACGCGTACATGCAGCAACAAATGCAGATGATGCAAATGATACAGCAGATGCAGTACATGGCCCACGGGGGCGGTGGGCCATTTCCAGCGCCCATATATCCAGGGAATATGCCTGTGCCCATGGGCATGAATCCGATCCAGTTCATGCCCATGCATCAAGCCATGCCTGGGTACCTAACAGTACCAGAAAACCGTCAAAGTCCTTGGAAAGGTCTTTTGGCAGAAGTGCTTAGAGGTATGGGTAAAGCGTTCGGGCATACGCTGTCCCATTACATGGACAACGTTACGTTCTTGAGGTGAAAGATGTCTACCCAGAGGCGCAGTGATAGCGCGTATATCGACACCGATCTCTGGGTTCCGAAAGGTATGGTGAACGTGGAGGGAGTGAAAAACTCCCTCACGTTCACCTACCTAGAGGGGGCCAAACGAGAAGAAGTTTCTCTACCCCTCTATTTCGAAACCCAGGATCACATAATCGTACCAAGAGAATACTGGAGCAAAGCGCAGCTCAAATGCCCCTTCTACGACTGCAGACCCAAGGCGTATAAGAAGATTGCTTTTGAGAGCCACATACAGCTAGACCACAAATTGGTGAATGGGCGACTGCAACCGACAGGACTTAACTACCAGCACAAAGCGGTAGAAGCCATGTTGGGCGCCCAGGGAGGCATACTCCAGCTGGCCTGTGGCAAAGGTAAGTCTGTAATAGCCCTGGAAGTGATCGCCAGGCTAAAAATGCCAGCACTGATCGTAGTAGATAACACCAACCTGCTGGATCAATGGCGCAGGCTCATAGAAGTGTGCCTCACCGTGCCGGGAGGGGTTGGTTATATCCAGGCAGACAAGTACGACTGGAAGAAAGGTCTAGTGCTGGCTACTTACCAGACGCTGGCCCTGCGCGCGGCAGGTATGCCAGATGAAGTTCGTAGGTGGTTTGGCGCTACGATATGGGACGAGGCGCACCACCTGTCCGCCCTCACGTTCTCCAAATCGGCAAATCTCTTCTATGGGCGCAGGTACGGCCTAAGTGCCACTCCTAAAAGAGCAGACGGCCTACATGTGATTCAGGAGTTTCACGTAGGGAAAGTTCTGTACAAAGACCTCACCCAGGACATAAAGCCAGACATCCAATTCATCGAAACTCCATTCAGTCTGGACCTAGACAATCCGGCCGTGGCAGCGTCGGTCACAGATAGCTCGGGAGAAATAAACCTGGGGCTACTGTACTCGTACCTAGGTACTCGTGTAGACCGCTTGCAGTACATCGTTGAGATGTGCCGGAAGTTCTACGATGAGGGGCGCAAAATACTGGTGTTGTCCAATTCCGTAGCGGAGCTAAGTAATCTACTGTCTACGTGGAATGGAACAGCTCTCCTAAGTGCCGTACGATACCCAAGCAAGGAAGAGATTGGGTACACCGGTACACCAGCGCAGCTATCCGATGCCGCCCTAGGAAAGCTGCTGACAAAGCTGCGCGGATTGGATGGCATGACTGATGCCGACTCCAACCTGTTGCGAGATAAGTACACCGCTACACTTCTGGCGCACGAAGCGTCAGTAGAGCTAGACAAACTCTATGAGAGTCGGCGGAAGAAGCATATACGAGATACGTTTCTACAGCCCTCTACTGCAGGCATACTCATGCAAGCGGTCAAGCCCTCCTTGCGGGATGAGATGCTTCGAAAGAAGCGCATCACATTCGCAATCACCAAGTACGGAAAAGAAGGGCTAGACGACCCCGCTCTGGATACGGTCATGCTCTGCTCTCCCATGAGTTCCCAAGCAATGCTGCAGCAAGTGATGGGCAGGGTACAGCGACCAAGAGAAGGCAAGAAATCAGAGCTGTTTGTAATACTCGAAGACAAGATAGGTCCGCTACAAGCGATGTGTTACCAGATGCGTAGGCATCTTAGACAATGGCCCCTGGAAGATGGTGGGCCTTACACGTTCAAGGTGATCAAATGCGCCCCGACTTTACTGACAGTCTTGTGGATATACATGCGCGCTGGGAATCGTGTACTGCGTGTGAACTAGGAGCCAGGCGAGAAAGCCTGGGGAATAGGGTTGTATTTGGCGAGGGTCAGGTTCGGGGCCTGCTATTTGTGGGGGAAGGCCCCGGATGGATGGAGGAGAAAGAAGCTAGGCCCTTCATCGGCCCTTCTGGCAACTTGCTACGCCAGGTACTGGCCAAGCTCGGAGACCCCCCTAGCTACTTCACAAATACAGTCATCTGCAGGTCGTGCACACCTGTGCTAGACCCAGAAACCCAGCAGGTGGTCATGAAGAAGAGGTACGGCAGTAAGGTGCCTCTTCCACTGTTTCGGGATGAGCCGCCTACACCGCTACATATGAACGCGTGCAATGAGAGGTTGATGCACGAGATATATGCGGTAGACCCTATCGTCATCGTAACTCTCGGGGGCAAAGCCGCTGAACACCTAACGGGCCGCCCCTTCTCTGTAACTACGCAACGTGGGAACGAGACCACGATAACCATCCCAGGCAATGGGGTGCGTCCCGTACTCACGGAGAAAAAGAAGCAGTGGTACCGAGGTGCCAAGGCGAATATACTTCAAGCGGCTCCCGAACAGCGACCAGTAGAACAAACTGAGGTGTCCTACCTGCTCGTGCCAACGCTCCATCCAGCGTATGTACTACGCAAAATCGCTGACAAAGGTCCGTCGAGCGCGTTCACAAACTTTGCCGCTGATTTGAAGTATGCCGTAGGAATATACGAGCGGTACTACACAACTACAATTGGGGAGATACCCATCCTGCATGGTGGAGACAATGCAGAAGACCTCGTAGATACCCTTCGGACAGAATGGGAAGAAACAGAAGAAGAGGATGCCTATGAAGATACCTGAACTGGATGCCTTTACGAGGGCAGAAGAACAGCTAAAAAAACACCTCGCTTCCAGCCCGGAGTTCGTGGAGAAGCTGCGCGAGCTAATCATCGAGAGGAACAGACGTTTGGAAGCAGCCAATGTTGAGGTGCGCAAGCATCAAGTGAATGCAGGGCCCTTCAAGATACTGCGCCGAGTAACCAGTCTTGATGCAGATAAGCTCTACGAGGAAGCGGGGGCAGACTTGTTTGAGCAGTTGGGCGGCTACGTAGAGACAGTGCAGGTACGCAAAATAGACCGTACAAAGTTCGAAGCGTTGATGAACAGGGGTGATATTCCCAAGGAGATAGTGGACGCTACCTTGAAGGTATCTGTGCACTACGGTCGAATCCCAACCTACGAGATACCATGAAGCCGTTTACTGGTTCGTACAGAGTGCATCTGACTGAAGTAACCGTGACCACAAAAGCTCCTGCCGTAGATATCAGGGCAAAGATGGTCATCACCAACGAGAAGATGCATCCAAAAGCCTGGACGGAGCTTCGCCCCATCACTAAAGAAGTGCTGGAGAAGTTCAACGCGTTCCGAGAAGCACTTGAAGAAGAAGCCGCTAGAATGCTCGGAGCAGACGTACCCGGTGAGGTTACGATAACTGACTCTACGACATCTACTGCTTCCGACCCACCTGCAGGCATAGGAGAGCAGCTAGGACTAGACGCGCCACAGCTGTAACGGCTTGATGGGATGGAATCGGAGAGGCGGGTGTACTACGCTCGCCTCTTCCCCTTTCTGGAGGTTGTATGGCGCACATCGAGATGCAGTTGATCAGCAAGATCATACGTACCGGTGAGCTTCCAAAAGTGTTGGATTGGGGTATAACAGCATCGGATTTTCGAACGACCGAGGGCAAAGGTATGTTCGAGTTTCTGATGGGCATGTTCACTAGCCCTCAGACTCCTGGGTCATATCCCGGCCCGAGCTACATACGGGAGATGCTTCCAGACTTCATACTCTGTGACGACGAGTCCATGAGCGTGCAGGGTCTTTGTGTGGAAGTGCGCAAGCACAGGCTCACAAAGGAAGCGGAAGAGATAGCGCTCAAACTCACGGAGCACAGTCGTAAAGATCCCCTGGCTGCTCTTGGTGAAGCCTCACACAAAATCAGACATCTCCAATCACTGGGGATGGCGAATTTGGATGAGAAATTCTCTAAGGGCATCACCACCGTCATAGGTAGGTACGAGCAGGCGATGCTAGGTGTACCCCCTACTGGCGTAGTGTGGCCGTGGGAACCCTTCAACGAGGCTACAGGCGGTGTGCAAGAGGATGACTACACAATCCTCTTCGGCCGACCTAAAAGCATGAAGTCTTTCGTGCTGGCCTTTGCAGCTGCTTGTGTATACCTACAGGGTAAACACCCACTTGTGTACACAAAAGAAATGCCCGCCTGGCAGCTGTGGAGGCGCATAGCAGCCTTCGTGCTGCAATTCATCTACGACGAGATTCGTCTAGGCAGGCTGAATGCAGATCAACATCGCGCGCTCAAGCTCTTTCAACAAGAGGTGAACGAGCAGGAAGCTCTCACCAACGGCGCACACACCATCACCGTGGTATCAGGCCGAGATGCGCCAGCAGGTACTGACAATATCTCCTGGCTTCGCGGAAAAATAGAGAAGCATCGACCAGACGTAATCTTCATCGATGGCCTCTACCTGATGGCAGGTGAATCCAAAACCAAGAGCGACTACGAGAAGGTCACACAAATAAGTCGTGCCGCTAGGCAAATGGTGATGGATATGGGCAAACCACTCATAGCCACCGTTCAGGCAAATAGGGCGGCTGCTAAGCACGACCGGGCAGAACTTGACGAGCTAGCCTTCAGCGATGCTTTTGCACAGGACGCTACTATGATTATTCGTGTCATCAACGAGAAGACTACACCCACGATTGCGATGGTTATAGGCGGCTCTCGCGAATTCAAGCTGCATGGGATAAGGATCAACGCAATCCCCTGCAATGATTTTACCTTCCGGGAAATCATGACGGAGAAAGACATAGCCAAGGCAAAAGAGAAGGACACGAGTGAAGAAGGAGAGAAGAATCCAGCAGCGCACGTTAAACCGATCACAGCAAGGCAACCTGTGAACGGCATAAAGAAGATCACGGACAAGCTGGTAAATGAACAACTGAAGGGTGTATTACCCCGATGCAAGAGGTTCTCGATCTGGTCCGTCGATTCCTCCTAGGAGTAAAACGAAGCGGGCCAGAGAATGTGATGGCCATCTGCCCATTTCATACGAAGGCAGATGGACAACCAGAACGAACACCATCGTTCGCCATATCACTACGAACGGGGCTTTGGGTCTGCCACTCCTGCAAAGAGAAAGGCAACCTACGCTCGTTCCTTCGGGGTATGGCCATCTCCAGGGATTCGATAGATATCGAGTACAGGTACCTACTTGAGTCCCTGGATGCAGAAGCCCCGCCAAGAAAGAAGCTGCTAGAGGTTCATCTTCAAGCCATCCCAGAAGCTTTCCTGGGACTGGTGGAAGGGTGCCCCCTAGACCTACTCAAGGAAGGCTTTGAAGAACATGTGCTGGCACGCTTCGAAGTAGGATACGATGAGCGTAACCAGCGCATCACCTACCCCCTCCGAGACCTCCACGGTAAGTTGGTAGGTATAAATGGTAGGGCCGTTGGAGATGACTACCCACGCTATAAGGTGTACAGCCAGCATGAGTACCAAGCGTGGGGACTAGAAGGAAGTGCGCCCAGTAAAGGCCAGCTCTTGTGGAACTTTGACAGGGTGTACCCAAATACGATGTACGACTCCTCCTGCACCACCGTGATTGTAGAGGGGCACAAGGCTTGTATGTGGGTGTACCAAGCTGGGGTACATGATGTGGTGGCTTTGATGGGCTCCTCTATGTCCTACGAGCAGCGATTGATGCTTGAAAGGCTTGGGGGAACGCAGTACATCTTTCTAGATAACGACTTTGCAGGGAAGGCTGGTGCTAAGGAAATAGCTAGGATATTGTCGTCCTCGGTAGACGTTCGGATGGTTGAATACAACGGAAAACAACCAACGGATATAACAAGTGACTCGGTTATTGAGGCGCTGAGTAATGCCTCTACATACACCGAATGGAAGTTGCGAGAACTGGAGAACAGAAATGGCATTTGGTAAAGACCCCAACGATATGAAGAAGGTTGCCTCTTTTAATGGGGGCTCCATGGAACAGCGCGCAGCCTATGCCAGAAAGTTGGCGGAAGAGCAGGCCAGCAAGGCAAAGGCATCTAGCAAGGCAGGGGGATACTTCGTCAGGGAGTTCAAGCCCTCGATGGAGATGCCTGATTATGTGCGCCTGGTGAAGGGAGAATATCCTTTCGAGCAAGGTGTCCTCGATGGGGAGAACACCCACATCGAAACGATTGTGCTCGAATACTTCCCCTTCACGCAGCACTACAATAGCTCTCCTACGAGCAAGAAGACGACCGTGTGTTCGGGTGGTCCGTTCCATTTCTCCAAGAAGCATCGCAAGGCGTGCAAGGGCTGCGATAGGTTCTTCGGAGACATGACTCGTGGCGCTGATGGGAAGACCAAGAAGGGGCCTGTCTCGAAGCGCGATATGTCAGCGTTCAACGTTGTGCATATGCAAACGTACCACAAGATGGAGCAGGTCGATAAGGTGACCGGGGATATTCGAAAGAATCCCGAGACAGGGGTAGCCTACTACAACTGGGTTCCCTGTGAGGGGCGCGGGTGCTCCATGTGCCGCGCTAACAAAGAAACCACGGACGGGCAACTCCTCCCATGGGCCATGGGAGATAGCCACAAGAATATCCTGGTAACCGACGGTACACAGCGCGTTCGAGATTCGTGCGTCAACTGCCACCGCAAGGACTCGATCACCTCGATGGAGTGGGCGTGCAAGAGCTGCGGGTATACCATCATCGATATGAACACGACTACCCTCAAGGACTCGGAAATCCGGGAGGTAGTTAACGCCCCTGTCAAATGCCCCTCATGTAAGCAAGAGGGCTTTCTGACAGAACTCATCGGGTGCAGCGGATGCTCTGCGCCTACACGAGCAACCATCTTCGATGTGAACATGCGTGTGAAGCGGGTGCAACCTAACGATGGAAGTGAGCAAACCATGCTCGTCATCGTAGACTTCGATGCGCCAGGCCCCATCCCAGAGAAGTATGCAGCACTGGCAAAGGCGCTGCCCCTCTCGAAGATGTACGCGCCTTCGACGCCAGAATGGCAAGAGCGCGCTATGGAATCTTCTCCCACTGCTACGGCAGGGGCTCGACCCTACAACCGCTGAACCTAGAGCAGGTACGTAAGAAGGGGGCTGAGAAATCGGCCCCCTTCTTCTTTGGAGGATACATGTGGAATATCTGGATGCCGGATGCGCAATGGTACGGGGACGATGCCACACCAGCAGCGCTAGAGTGGCTCGTAAAACAGATCGAAGATACGTCTCTTGTGGCGCTGGATACAGAGACTACGGGCCTCAATATCGTCAAAGACATACCCCTCTACTGGTCTATTTCATGGAGAGATAGGCAGGGCACCCCCTACAGAGTTTGCCTAAAAGCGTCGTATCTAAATCTACTGCGTGGTTGTTTCCAAGACCCAAATAAGTCCTGGATCTTCTGCAACGCCAAGTATGACGCACACATCCTGGCCAATGTGGGCATCCACATACGGGGAAAGTGGTACGACACAGCAGTCATGCACGCACTTCTCTATGAGGAAATGCCCCACGGCCTAAAAGAGACATGCGCGCAGATACTGGGCTGGAAGTGGAGGGATTTCAAAGACACCTTTGGTGCTGTGCGTAAAGGCGGAAAGACGCTCCAAGAAAAGCTGGGGGAAGCAGAGAAAAATGACCTGACCACTCTCGTGGAGTACGCCTCCAACGATGCGTACGGCACCTATGAGTTGTTCATGGCCCTTCGCAAAGAGCTAGAAGCCGCGAATACGTACAGCCTGTACCCGGATAGATATGCCACGCTTTGGGATATCTACTACAAGACGGAGGTGCCCTTCACAAAGGTGCTCTGGAAGTGCGAGAGGGCGGGCATAAAAGTGGACATGGACTTCCTGAAATCCAAGGAAGCGCCCATGGTTCAGGATATGCGTGACATCGAGAAGGAAATAGCGCGAGTAGCTGGGAGAATACTCAACCCGAATAGCCCAGCAGACCTTCGCAACTTCTTCTTCACTACCAAAGGGTACAAACCAAAACGCTTGACCAAGGGTGGCAAGACGGGCCTCAAACAACCATCTGCTGACGCAGAGTTCCTGGAGGAACTCGATGACCCTGTTGCCAAACTCATCCTACAGTACCGGGACATCAGCAAAACACTCGGTACTTACGTGCACGGCCTCATAGAAAGCGCCGATGCAAATGGACGGGTGCATACGCGCTACAACCAAGATGTTGCGCGTACAGGCCGCCTATCTTCCAGCAACCCCAACCTGCAAAACATCAAGCGCCCAGATGACGATGCGTACAAGATACGTCAGGCGTTCATAGCACCACAAGGAACCAGCCTAATAGTACGTGACTACGAGCAGCTAGAAATGCGCTTGTTGGCGTGCGCTGCAATGGAAGCCGATATGATCGATATCTTCAGAAAGAACTGGGATATCCATATGGGCAACGCATCATTGGTGTTCCAAACGCCCTATGATGATATCGCGGCAGCAAAGAAAATAGACAAGCTGGTAAAAGAAGGCAAGCTTCCAGAATCCGCTATCACCGACTACGTGCGGCAGTGCCTCCACTACAGGCAGGTAGCTAAATCAGTCGGCTTCGGTCTGAATTATGGGATGAAGGAGAACAAGCTGGCCCGGCAAATAGGAGTTTCCGTAAATGAAGCTAAGAGCATCATAGAACAGTACATGGCCCGCTACCCAGCAGTAGCCAACTTCTACAAAGAAGCCATCGAAGAAGCTCGCATAACAGGGTATGCCTTCACGTTGCTCGGACGAAGACGGTCACTGCCCGATATCCTCTCGGAAAATGCCATGGACCGCTGGACGGCAGAGAGGCAGGCAAGCAACCAGCCTATCCAGGGCACAGCAGCAGACGTGGTGCGCCTAGCCATGATTCAAATAGACGACGCAGGTATCCTGGAAAGCAGGGGTGCTAGGATGCTACTACAGGTACACGACGAGATTTGCGTGGAATGTCCAACAGAATACGCGCAGGAAGTGAACGCGGACCTGAAGGAAATCATGGAGCACCCTCTGCCAAACGACCTGGCGGTGCTGCTGGCAACAAGCGGAGGTATCGGTCCAAATTGGTGCGACGCGAAGTTAGCACCAAGAATCACCTGGATACTCGAATTGCGGCCTGGGTAGATATGGCGCCCGTAGATGTGAGTCTTTGTACGGGCTTGTTCCTACGTGAGCTTGTCATCGATCTCGTAAAAACAGGCACCGTAGTTCTACCGGGGTTTGGTACACTGACGCTGCGCCCATACAAGGGCAAGGTAAACGGGCAAGAGGTAGATAAAGTACGTGTCGATGTTACCAAGGGCACGGCGTTCTACCGAATGCTGAAGCGCTACGGAATACCGGAGGTTGTCATGGAAAAATACGGCGTTGACGAGGGTAAGTGGGACGTAGAAGCCATGGAGAAAGCAGCAGCGAAAGGGTGCCCTCAGTGTGGTGCAAAAGTGCAAATGTTTGGGCAAATTGTCAAGTGCCCCAACTGCGGCACGGAGCCCTTTGAAAAGAAGGATGGTTGAATGCCCTCTCTGAAAGACGCTCGTAAACCAGACCCGAAGGTAACGAGCACCATCATGGCATCTATCCAAAAGATAAATGCCGAGCAAAAGTCCAGGGTCATCGCCTTGGCTGGCGACGTAGATAACCCCTTCATGCACAGGCGCCCAACAGGCATCCCAGACCTGGACATGGACCTTCGTGGGGGATTTCCTTCCGGCGTGCTTTGCGGCATCGCTGGCCCTGAAGGTGCGGGCAAAACAGCGCTGGCCTACAACGTGGCTGCCATGCAGCAACGCATCTACGGCGATGCTTGCAACATTGCCGTAGCATGTGTCGAATCTAACCCTGACCACTTCTTCATGCGCTCTCAGGATTTCCTGGTAGCAGTGCCTGACGAAGTAATCAGCCGAAAGAACGACGCCAGGAAGATAACCGGGCAAAAGCCGTTGAGCACGGATGAGGTGAAGAGCCTCAAGACGCAGATAGGCAACGTAGTCGTTCTCAACATGGGCAGCGCAGAAGAAACCCTTGAATGCACCCTGGATCTGTATGCCAAGGGTATATTCAACCTCATCATCGTGGACTCTCTGTCTGCCCTTGAGCCTATGGCCGAGGTGGAGGCAGGGTTCGATGATTCGGTCAGACAGGGCGCTTCAGCCAATGTCTTGACACGATTCGCGCATCGCTACCATACCGTCGCAGGTTCGATAGACCCAGGACGGCAAACCAAGACCACCTTGCTATCTATCCTCCAGGTACGTGCGAACAGGGACAAGGCCAATGCCCCATCTGCAATGCAGAAGTACCTGCCCGATTACAAGGTGAGCATCCCATGGTCCCTACGACACGCGATGAACATCGGCCTGATGATCACCGCCGGGGAGAAGCTAAAGGAAGAGGACAAGGTCGCCAAAAAGAAGGAGCAGTACGGGAAGATTGTCAAATGGGCGACGTTCAAAGGCAAGTCTGGTGTCCATGAGGGCATCACAGGCGAGGTCGAATACACCTACGAGGAGGGGTTCAACAAGATAAATAACCTCTTTGTAGCCGGCATACGGGAAGGTGTCCTGAAGGAGGCAGCCAGTGGCATCACTGTGCTATCTGCGATGGAAGGGGCAACTATATGCCAGTTCAAAACCAGAGATGACTTTCTGCAGCGCCTACACGATGACATAGAGTTCGAGATGCGCCTTCGCATGGAACTCATGGCAAGTAGAGGTATTGAATGCGTGTACTGGTTAGGGTGCTTGCAGAGCTTCCCCCATCCGGTGATTGCACGTTGCATGTACAAGTAGGACACGAAATACAATCCATCTCTCTGGTTATGGACCAGTACTTGGATTTCGTGTTCGAAGAGCAAGAGCCCCCCGCGCAGCGGGGGGTCTCCCCCAAGCTACGTAAACGCGCCACCAAGGAAGAGCAGAACATAGCTGCTGACCTAGGAGGCAGACGCCAAGTAGGTTCTGGTGCCGTTCCAGGCATCAAGGGGGATGTCAGGGTTCGCGGCGAACTCAGAGTAGAATCAAAGATAACTACAAAGGGCAGCTACCGTGTAGAGCTTGAATTGCTCAACAAAATACGGAGCGAATGCCATGGGACAGAACGACCGGCATTTATCGTGTCGTTCGTGGACAAAGACACACATCGAGAAATCGATAGATGGGTTCTACAGCCATATGAAGACTGGCACGCGCTTGTTGAGCATAAACGATCTAACCCTACCAGAGGCGATCCTACCGAGTAATCTGGACCTATCGGAGGAGTACACAAAGTACCTTGAGGAGGAGGTACGGGATAGACGGGTACCAGGCATACATGCCTCGGAGATATCTTCCTGCGTGCGCAGTAGCACCTATACGCTACTGGGAACCGAACCGAAGGTAAGTATCCCGGCGAATATGAAAGAGCGATTTGAAGTGGGCCATGCCGTCCACGACATGATTCAAGCCGCTTACGAAAACATCGCCAGGAAATCGATGGGCAGAATCTCGTTCCAGCGAGAAGTACGAGTAGACGATACCCCGTACGCCCAGCAGCATTTCGTATCATCTAGCTGTGATGGTGTGTTTACCATCTTCGACAGTGGTAGCCCCGTTGCCCGTATTGGGCTGGAGATAAAGACAGAAGCGCCCGACAGCTTCGTGAAACTGGCAGGGCCTAGGCCAAAGCACTTGATGCAAGCGCATCTATATATGAAGTGCTTGGACCTGCCGTACATGTGGTTCCTGTACATCAACAAGGGGAATCAACAACGCACCCCTATGACCGCACCCTGGTTGGTGCAATTTGACCCACAAATGTGGGAACAAGTAGAGAAGCGCATCCAGATAGTTCTCAAAAGCGCAGAGGATGTAACCCTTCCCGAAAAAGAGACTGGCTTCCACTGTAGTTGGTGCCCGTACGCTTATCTGTGCGCTCCCTTCAATAGTACCTACAACGCGCCCGTACATAAACCTATAACGAGAGTCAAGTTACGATGAGCATAGATGTAAATCAACTGAACGCACCTGGCGTATACGCCGCGTCTAGAGAGGCTGCTATTGCTCGCCTGCAAGTGATGATGCAACGAGGGGTAGAACGTGCAAAGCGGGTGATAAAACTGGTGCAGACCATCATGCCAAAGGACTACGTGGTCAAGGCTGGTGTTCTGGGATTCATGCCTGGGCAGGAGGGTGTGCTCATGTCCTTCCCAAGCACCAAGGACTCAACCGAACGATTGGAGTTCAGACTACATACCAACGCGCTCAAGCAACTTCTCCTAGAAGTGGAGTACCCATACTCCTTTGCGTTGAAGCTGCATGGGTACAAGGACTGGGGCATCCCGTACTTGGTGGAGGGCATCGAAATGCTCTACCGCGCCAAGACAGACCTATTCCTGCTTCGTGTGGTAGGGGATGACGTGCGCGCAGTACTGTCGAACAGGTACAAGCGACTGGATAGCGCTCCTCTAGTAGATGCCTTCTGCCAAGCGTGCGAATCCATCGGGGCGAAGCCCTACGAGGGGTTTGTCTCCGACACGCAAATAAGCATCCAGGCAATACTGCCGAAGATGTACGAGCCCATACCAGGAGAGCTGATCGCCTATGGCGTCTCCTTCAAGAACAGCGACTTTGGAAATGGGGCCATGTCTGTCTCCATCTTCATCGTCCGCGCCAATTCAGGCATGGGCATGGTGGGAGGAAGCAAGCTCCGAAAGGTGCACCTAGGGAAGCGCCTGGAGGAGGAGATTGAGTGGAGCGAGAACACCAGGCAGCAGGACATCAAGTTGACCTGCTCGGTCATCAAGGACTTGGTGGAAGGTCAGCTCTCCAATGACCGATTGGAGAAGGCACAGGCTGCCATCAAAACGCTCGCTACCACCACCATCGGGGATAAGCAATCGGTGCAGGATATCTTGAAGAAGCTGCTTAGCAAGGCAGACATCGACAAGATAATCGAGAAGTACAACGCGCCAGATGTCCAGGAGTTGCCGCCTGGCAATACCATGTGGCGCCTGGTGAACGCGGTTTCCTGGCTCGCTAACAATGAGACAGATGAAGACCGCAAGATGGAACTTCAAGAGATAGCAGGCAAGCTGCTACCGATAGACTGAGTAACAGAAGAGGGGAGGCAACTCCCCTCTTCTTTCCCTGGGAGATTTCCATGATCATTGCCCTTACCGGAACAAAGGGTTCTGGCAAATCCACGGCCGCGAGGATAATCAAACGGCTACTACAAGAAGAGGCGGGGATTGCAAGCGTAGAGATATCATTCGCGGATGAGATAAAACGGATATGCATGTCCGTGTTCAACTTCTCTGAAGACCAGCTGTGGGGACCAAGCGAAAACAGGGAAGTGCCGGATACTAGGTACCCTAGAGAGCACCACATCTGGCGAGGTGCCGTATGTGCTTCGTGTGGCCAAACAGATACCAGGAGTAAGTGTTTTCTCACCCCTAGATATGCATTGCAAACGCTAGGTACGGAATGGGGGCGTGGCTGCTATGATGCTATCTGGGTGAGCAACACACTGGATGCGGCGGAAAGAATCCTTCTAAATAGTAGGGAGACACAGCTATCTCTATTTGAGCCGTCCAGGTGCGTTACCTACGATCGCGTAAAAGGGATAGTGCCGCTCCAAGGAGCACAAATCGCACCTACGGTAGTAGTAGTTATACCCGACGTGCGCTTTGTCAACGAAGCGAAGTCTGTTGGCAGGCTCTCCGGTCGCATACAGCCCGTGCTGCTGCTACGGATTAAGAAGCCCGGTGATACTGCACGTAGCACGCATCAAAGTGAAACGGAGATGGATAAGATATATGCCCCATACGCTATCATTAACGATGGGCATGATATAGAGAAGCTGACCAGCGCACTACGTAGCGTGCTATCCAGTTTTCCCGACAAGCTACCTATACTTCCACATAAGAAGTGAGATCATGACGATACCCAGAACACCCGTCGTTAGTGGGGCTACCGGTCTTTCCATAAACCCAAATACTCTGGGCATAAGTGCGTCTGAATCCAAAGGTATTGCTGCCGCGCTCGGTACATTTAGGACGCAGTACGCCGATATGTCCGCAAAGGTAGACCTGGAAGCTATGCGTGAAACACCTCCATACGCCCTCGCCAGGCTCAAGACAGAAG